ATTACACCATATCTATCTAAAGCAGTAAGAGACTTCTTTTACAGTAAAGATTGGTATGAGTTAAATGAACCATTCCAGAAACATCATGTCGTAAATGATTTTATTGAATTTAAAAAATTTAATTTTAAGAAACATATCAATTTACAATTAGGTGCAGGAATAGATAAGCGATTTGAAACATTGCTAAATAATAGTAGAATAAATCCAAATAACAGATATAAGTCAGTAAGTGGCATATGTCAGTATTGGGGAAAGGCAGTATGACTAAATTTACATTTGCAACATCAGAAGAAGGTTTTGATAACCATATAGAAACATCAATAAGAGGATATAATAATCTTTGGAATGATGTAGTAAGTATGTCAAAATATTTTGTTGAAGACCACACAAATATAGTAGATGTTGGTTGTAGTTCTGGTAAAATGCTTAAAGCAATGATAAAACAAAATAACGAACATGTGCCAAATGCAAACTATATTGGTGTAGAAATAGAATCAGATTTTTCAGATGGCCATGCTGAAGACATGATGTCCAAAGAATGGAATAATCTTGCTTATGAAGTAAGAGACGCTAGAGTATATGACTTTGTTTGTTGTAGTCTAGTAACTTCATTATTTACTTTACAGTTTATGCCACCTAAAGATCGTAAAGACACTATTAGAAATATATACAATGGTTTAAATGATGGTGGTGCATTTATATTTGCTGAAAAGAGTTTTAGTTGTAATCCTAAAATACAAGATATGATGACATTTATGTATTATGATTATAAAAGACAACATTTTACAGATACAGAGATTTTAGATAAAGAGGTTCAATTACGACATATGATGAAACCCAACACAAAGACAGAAATGTTTGAAATGTGTAAAGACGCAGGGTTTAAAGATTTGCATGTTTTCTGGCAAAACTTCAATTTTTATGGGGTTATTGCAATAAAATAGGGGTGTGCGGATTGTCGCACCCTACTAAACCATTGAAAAATAAGGGTTTTTTCTTTGGTATAATCCTTGACTTATCGCTAGAGGCCTGATAGCATTAGCAGTATATTATGAACAAAATATCACAAGAACAAAAATCTAATCTTGCAAAACTACTTGCGACTGAAAACATTAATGTTATTCATCAAAAAGTAGAGACAGCATATTTTATTCCTAAAACAAGAACTTTATGTCTTCCAATATGGGAAGAAATGTCAAATGACCTATATGACTTATTAGTTGGTCACGAAGTTGGTCATGCGTTATATACGCCTCAAGATTTTGATCCTAAAAAATATAAAATTCCACATTCTTATTTTAATGTAGTAGAGGATATTCGTATTGATAAAAAAATGAAAATCAAATATCCTGGTTTAAGAAAATCTTATTATAATGGTTACAATGAACTAGCAGAAAAAGATTTCTTTATGATTAAAGATAAAGATGTAAACGGTTTAAGATTTATTGATAGACTTAATATTCATAATAAATCTGGTACAGTAGAGCAAATCATATTCAACGAACAAGAACAAGAATTTATTACTAGATCAAAAGAATTAAATACATGGTCTGATGTCGTATCATTAGTTAAAGATATTTACGATTATTCTGAAAACGAAGAATTTGACGAAGAACAACAAGAAGAATTACAACAACAATTAGATAATATGTCTAACGATCTGATTGAAGGTGAAGACGAAGAGCAATCACAATCACAAGAAGGTCAAGACGAAGAACAAGAACAAGAGCAAGAAAATTCTTCTTCTTCTGAATCTGATGATGATAAATCAGAAGACGAAAATGAAGCAATGGGTGCCTCACAAAAAGAAGGCGATCAAGAAAAACAAGAACAAGAAGCAGAACAAAAAACAGTAAGTGGTAGAGAAGGTGACTACAAACCAGAGAATATCTCAATTACTGATGAGGCGTTAGAACAACAAAAAAAATCTATTGCCAAAGTAGATGATAAAACAAAAGAACAAATTTATTTAACATTACCTAAATGTAAAAATGCCGTTGTTCCTTATGAGCATATAAAACTAAAGATTGATAAATCAAATACTCATTATCCTTACGAAAAAAGATTTCAAGACTTTAAAAAATTCAAACAAGAACAAATGAGAACTGTAAATCTTATGGTCAAAGAGTTTGAAATGAAAAAAGCCGCAGACAATTATATCAAGACTAGAACTGCTAGAACTGGTGTGATTAATACTAATGCCTTACACTCTTACAAATACAATGATGATATATTTGCAAGAATGAATATCGAACCTGGTGCAAAAAATCATGGTATGGTTATGATCATTGATTGGTCTGGTTCTATGGGCGACAAGATGTATGACACTATCGTTCAGACTATGAACCTAGTTATGTTCTGTAAAGCAGTAAATATACCATTCTCTGTTTATGCTTTTTCAGATCACAATAGATTAAACTTTTTGCCAAACGAAAAAGAACAATACAATCGTTGGGAAGTTAGAAATTATTATCAAAAATATCCTTATCATTATGATCAAGAAGGTCAATTAATTTTAGAGGATGTATCGTTGTTAAACTTTGTAAATTCAGATATGAAGACAGTTAAGTATAACGAAGCAATGGCAAATTTATTTGGTATCGCTAAATCTTATATGCCATATGCCATGACTAGAAAAGATTTTAATGATACTACTTATGATCCATTTGCTGATAAATTTGAGTGCCCTCATTCATTAAGACTTGGTGGTACACCATTAGATAGTGCGATTTACCAAACAATCAATATAGTAAATGAATTTCAAGCAAAACACAAGATTCAAAAAATGAATACTATCTTTTTAACAGATGGTTCAGGTCATACTTCTGGTAAGATGACTATAAAAGATTCTGATGGTACAATTGATACTGCTGAGACTTACCGTTATGATCTTAACATCAAAGATGGTACTCATACTTTCAAATATGGTGGTCATAAATATGGCAGCCATTTTCAATGTTACCATAGAAAGTTTTTAGAATACTTTAAATTCAAAACTGGTTCTACTGTAATTGGTTATTATATTGCAGGTAAAAAATTAAACTATTGGGATATTAACCACTTTACTGAAAAAGAAAGTTATCAAGCATATGATAATGCAAAAGTAGAAATTAGAAAAAACAAAGTTTGGTCAAAACAGAATATTGGTTATGATGAGCTATTTGTAATGCCCAGAAGTAATCTTAGAATACAAAATGATGATACAGTTATTAATTCAGATATGTCTGCCTCTAGAATGAAACAGATATTTTCTAAAGGTTTCAAACAGCAAAAAATGTCTAGAGTATTTTTAAACAAATTTATTGAGAGGGTTGCGTAATGAGAACAAAATACGAACAAAAGTGTTGCAAAAATGCAACAATTGGTCAATATTGTCGCACCCACCAAAAAAAATTGGATATTGCCTTGACAATCAAAGCGATACCTGATAGCATAGCATTATATTATGAAAGGTCACAATATGAAACTTAATGAAAAACAACTAGAGTATGTTAAAACTGCTTATGAAATGTTTTCCTCTGATACATTAGAGAAATCACAAATCAAGCAAGTTAACAATAAACTAGGTATGAAATCATCACCTGCGTGGTTGATTAAAGATCCTCAGTTTAGATTATCTAGAGGTGTTTACAAATTACCTGTGAATGGTATTGTAAACCCATCAAAGAATGTGAAACAAGAAGTTTCCATTCCAGAGGTTAAACAAAAAATCTCTAAACAAATACAAACTACTGAAAGTGCAAGTGAGAACTTAGTTCCTAACAAAGAAGACACATTTGTTCCTTTTGGTAATTACAAAGACTTAAAAAATATTGTTAAGTCTGGTATTTTTTATCCTACATTTATTACTGGTTTATCTGGTAATGGTAAAACTCTTGGTGTTCAACAGGCTTGTGCCGAACTCAAAAGAGAAATGATTAGGGTTAATATTACAATCGAAACTGATGAGGACGATCTCATTGGTGGTTTCAGATTACAAGACGGTGAAACTGTCTGGCATGACGGTCCTGTTGTTAACGCAATGAAAAAAGGTGCCGTATTATTGTTAGACGAAATTGACCTTGCCTCTAATAAGATTATGTGTTTACAACCAATCTTAGAAGGTAACGGTATCTTTCTTAAAAAGATAGGTCAGTTTGTTGAACCTAAAGACGGGTTTCAAATTTTTGCAACCGCAAATACTAAGGGTAAAGGTTCTGATGACGGTAGGTTCATTGGTACTAATATTCTTAATGAGGCATTTCTAGAGAGATTTCCTGTAACTTTTGAACAGGCATATCCTTCTGCTAAGATTGAAACAAAAATCTTAGATAATGTTATGAATCATTATGGTCTTAAAGATAATCAGTTTACCTCTAATTTAGTTAAGTGGGCAGAGGTTATTCGTAAGACTTTCTTTGATGGTGGTATTGATGAGATCATCGCCACTAGACGATTGGTTCATATCGTAAACGCTTATGCCATCTTTAAGAACAAACTTAAAGCGGTTGAGGTTTGTATCAATAGATTTGACAATGATACAAAAAACAGTTTCCTTGACTTATATACCAAGGTTGACAGTGGTGTCAGCATTGAAGAATTAAATCAAGGATCCAATGATAGTGAGGAATTGGTTGATGACCAATAAACCTATCGTTCATAATGTAGACCTCGTGGGTGGGCAGAAATGCCCACCTTCAACAAAGGGGGTGAGGTAATGGCATTAGAAGTAAAAGTTAGAAACAATAATGTTGAAAAAGCCATGAGACAACTAAAGAAAAAAGTTATGAAAGATGGCTTATTAAAAGAATTAAAACGAAGACAATTTTATGAAAAGCCTTCGTTAAAGAGACAACGCAAATTGAAAGAATCAATGAAGCGTGTAAACAAATTAAGACGCCTACAAGAGCGACTTGATGACAACTAAACATAAAGAAAGGACCTTATATTATGGGTAGAAAAACTCTTGCTAATAGCACGAAGTTTCTTAACGCTTTGTTAAGAGGCCAGTCTGTGACTTGGAAAGAAGCACAGACTAAATTTAACCTCTCTAAACCTAGAGCGGTTGTTGATAAAATCCGTGAGGAAGGCCATTGTGTCTATATCAACAAAAACAAATCAGGTACTTATTACAGAATAGGTACTCCATCTAAAGCAATTATTGCCGCAGGCTTTGCTGCTTTAGAACCATCAGTTTATGCATAAGCATAAATAGTCATAGAGGCGGTTCGTAAGACCTCTGTGAGTGTTGCCTCTCGTAAAGACAACACATTTCGGGTTTGGTAGTTTTCCCCTGGATATTGAATCCTAGAAAAAACTACCACTTGAAATTTTATGATTAATGATTATATAAATAATAGTGAGACGCCACTTGGGTCTCATTTTTAACATTAAGTTAACTTGCTAACAAGGAGGAAACTATGACAAGAAACTTATCTATTTGGAACGATCTTAGACCATTTACAATAGGGTTTGATGATTTGTTCTCACAGTTTGATCATTATGTAGATAATAGATCAAATTCATTCCCACCATACAATATCGTGAAAGGTAAAGACGATCTCAATTGGACAATTGAAATGGCGCTTGCCGGTTATAATAAAAATGATATTGAGGTGAAATATGCTGACAATACTATCACAATAAAATCAACTCACAAAGATGAGGAAGATAAAGATACAATTCATAGAGGTATTGCTAAAAGACATTTTACTAGATCATTCACAACTGCTGATGATGTCGAAGTAAGAGGTGCTGAAATGAAAGATGGTATGTTATCTATTGCATTGGAAAAAATAGTCCCAGAGGCTAAGAAACCAAGAACAATTGATATTGCATAAAATAGATAAGGGCGGTAACCATTCCGCCCTTGACTTTGACTTGAAACCTGATATAATGGATTATAATGATAGATTACAAATTTAAAGAAAACGAAATCATTTTAGATATAAAAGATTACATAGACGAAACCTATTCGTCTCATTACGCACAATCACAAAAACAAGCTACTGAAATCATCATTGACCAGGGACACGGTGAAGGTTTCTGTATGGGTAATATTTTAAAATATGCTCAAAGATATGGCAAAAAAGATGGCAAGAATAAGAGAGACCTTATGAAAGTTATTCATTATGCTATAATACAATTGTCCCAAGACCACTATCAAGAACCACCACTT